GCAAAATTACCAAATGCGGTCCGGGGGGGGGGGGGGGGGGGTGGGGGGGTGGGGGGGGGGGGGGGGCGGGGATACCGGCGAACCGCCAGAAGTGTTCGTCGATCAGATCGTCGAGGTTCCAGGTGCCCGAGCTGGTTTCGCTGGCCGGATGCCACGAGCCCTGGACGGCGGCGGCGGTGGCGGGGTCGATCTTGCGGTCAGGCGCATACCGGCGGTGCGTGCAGCAGTCCCCGGGCGACAAACCCAGCCGGGCCTGCAACGTGGTGGACGCCGCGAACGCGGTGTCGATCTGGGCTTGCGGGTAGGGCTCGCCGACACCGGAGTTGGCGATCTCGATCCCGACCGCGTGGGTGTTCATCTGGTCGCGGGGAACGGTGCCTTTCGACCACAACCACGGGCCCCCCTTGCCGTTGGTGTTGGTGGCGCCGGCGGCGAGCACCCACACGATCCCGTCGCGGGCGATCAACAGGTTGGCGATCGGGGCGTCCGGGGATCCGTGACACATGTAGTGAGCGTCGTCGCCGGCCTCGGCGATCGACGCCGTGTGGTGCCACATGATGCCCCACGGCCGGCCGGCCGCGAACCCTCCCGATGAACGGGCGCGGGTCTGCCAGCCGTCGTACTCGATGACCGCCAGGCCGTCACCACGCAACCAGTCGGCAAGTTCGGTGAGATAGCCGCTCACAGTTGCTCCGCGAGCAGCTCGAGGTCTTCGATCGCCTGGTCGAGTCGGTGCCGGTCACGGTCGGCGAGCTGGCGTAGACCGACCAGCAGCCGCAGCCGGACGACGATGTTGGCAAGCCGTTCGCGGGGCGGATCGGTGGCGACGTAGGCGTCTTCGGGTTCGAAGTCGAACATCAGATCCAGCCTTCGGTGACGGCGGCGGCGAACACGGTCGACAGGTTGACTTGGCCGGGGAAGATCGCGACGTGGGCGATGACGCCTTGGAAGTACTGGTTGGCGACGTTGCCGGTTCGCCATCCGATCCGCACCGGACACGTCCCGTTCGTGTAGGTACCTGACGCCGCGGCTTCGGCGGTCGAACTGGAGAGCGGGGTGTTGGAGTTGCGCATCAGGTCGAACCGCACCCCGGTGGTCGGCGACGGAACCCGGAACGCGACGAGCTGCCAGGTGGTGTCGAGGATCGACCCGACGATTTCGGTCGCCATGTAGCCAGATCCGTCTGGTTTCCAGATGCCGGCCAGCAGCTGGTTCGACAGGTAGTTGTTGCCGCCGGCCAAACGCCATTCGAAATTGCTGGTCGTACCCTTGGCGGCGACGTCGCGGATCACGGTCAGCGACCCGGACGGTTTGATCATCGCCATCACCGTCAACCCGGATGCGGTGTTCGCGGACCAGGCGTTGTTGTCGGCGATCTCGACGTAGCCGGCGTTGAACGATGCGTAGGTGACACCGTCCGGCCCCAACGTGTTTTGCAGCGTGTAGGTGCCGCTGAACGAACCGTGGCGGCTGTTGCCGGATGCGTCGGTGGCGGTCGTACTGGAATCGTCGAGACGCCAGTAGCCGGCCGGTGAGAGGGCGACGATCGCCCCGCCCAACACGTTGAAGTCCACGCTGTTGTCGGTCGACGTCGACGCTTCGTTCGATACCCCGCTACCGGACGCGGTGCAGACACCGGCGCCGATCGTGACGGTGACAGGGCCGGTGGCGTTGAACGCGGTCGGCGTCACTGAGATTTCCCATGTGATGTTGTCGGCGGTCGAGACCGACACGGTCGGCGACGGCGACCCGGCCGCCCCCGACCCGGCCAGCGTGACGTCGGCGTTGGTGAACCCGGTGACCGCTTCGGAAAACACGGCGGTGTACAGGATCGGCCGCGCCGATGTCGGGTCGAGCTGGCCGACCTTCTTGTTGACGGTGACGGTCAGCGGGGCGACGTAGCCGGGCAGTTCGGCCGCCTCGAGCACACGGTCCCACACCGCGCAGTTGGTGACCAGCCCGTTGTCGGACTGGCCGATCGCGAACGTGCCGGGGGTGGTGCGGGCGCCGACCCCCGACATGGTCGACACCGCGACCCCACCGTTGACGTAGGCGATCAGCGACCCGGCCGCCACGTCATGCACGACGGCAAGGTCGTACCAGGTGCCGAAATCCAGTTCGTCGCCGGACGTGATCGTCGTCAACCCCGCCCCTACCTCTTGGGCGGTGCCGCGGATCGTCCAATACGAGCCTTCGGCGACGATCTGGATCGCCAACCCCTCGAATCCGAAGATCGTGACCGGGGCGTCGGGTTGGGTCATCACCATCACCTTGGCGGCCAACGTCATGTCGGAGTCGCCGGGCACGGTGGTGCCGGGGGTGAAGCCGTAGGCGACGGTGCCGTCGCCGTTGGCGACGAGCACGATGTTGCCGTCGTCGATCACGAACAGGTCGAAACAGGGGCCGTTGTTGGCGGGTGACTCGCTGAGTGCCTCACGGATGCTGTCGGGCGGGCAGACCGCCGGCCAGTAGGCGACGAGATCGGCATCATCGAACGGCGGGTCGGACAGGGCGGCCGGTTCCGAGCAGGCGCCGGCGAACAGGTTCGAATAGGACTCGTCGCCGCAGGCGTCCTGCCACACCCGGTACAACTTGGTGGGGTCGAACGTGTAGCCGTCGAGCGGCACCGTCCACGGCGGGGCGACCAGCGTGCCGTCATCGAGCACGCTCCATGTCTCACCGTCGTCGGACACTTGCAGTTCCCAGTCGATCTCTTCGCACGGGTCGGGATCGGGAAACGTGACGGTGCCGTCACCGTCGTCGTCGATGTCGATCACCGGCACCGTCGCCGGATCGGTCGTGAACGTCACCTGGCGTGACGGTGAGACGTGGGTGATGACACCGTCCACGATCCGCAACAGCCGCACCTGGAACTCGTACGACGTGGCGGGATCGAGTCCGCCCCATTCGATGCCGGTGATCGGATACGTATCGGTCGCCCACAGTGACGCCGAGTTCAACAGCCGATACTGGGTGTGGGTCGGTGTCACTACCTGGGTGGGGTTGGTCCACGAGAACTCTGCCGATGTTTCGCCGGCGTCGACCACGGTGAGATCTTCGACCGGCAGCAGGGCGTCATCGGAGTCGATTGACCAGATGTCGACGATGATCGACAGATCCCAGGTGGTGTCCTGGCCGGTCCGGCCGCGCGGTGCGCAACGTTCGGTGTACTGGCGGACCCAACCGTTGCCGAACGCGATCGGCCGGCCGGGCGCGGTCTGATGCAAGATCGACACCGGATCCAAAAAGTCGAGCCCGGCGGGGCCGGGAAAGAAACCATGGTTGTCGAGCGTCGTGTACAGCGGGCGGGCCTCCACGATCGCATTGGCGCGGTAGTTCAAGATGTCGCCGGCGGCCTGGTCGTTGTCGACCACCCACGAGGCCTGCATCGTCTTGCGGTCGTAACGTTGGATCGAGATCGGGTCGTCGTCGTCGAACGTGCCACCCGGCCCGACCACCACGACATGGTTGATGACACCGTCCTCGGCTTCGTCGAATCCGAACGGATCCACACCAGGCGAGTCGATCGCGTAGGCGGCGTAACCGAGCAGCCCGTCGTCTTGTTCGGCGAGATAATCGAACGTCACCGTCGCCGGTTCGTCCCATTCGGTGCCATCCGCGCCCGCTTCGAACGCGTCGGCGTGGAACGTGTCGAACACCTGGGGGCGGATCATCAGCGCCCCCCGCCGGTCCGTGAAGTAGGTGACACCGGCAGGGTCACAGGTGGCGGCAAGCTCGTCGAGCGCAGAGGACTGGGCGGGCCGGTCGGGGATGTCGAGCACCGAGATCGCGCCCGGCAGGAACGTCGCCCCGAACCCCTGGGAGCCGAACGGCCAACCGGCCTCGGTCAGGATGTAGGCGACCCGATCCAACCAGTTCTCATCGCTCGAGGCGGCGATCGGGACGTTGACGAGCGCGGTCAGCAGATCGCGGGCAACGATCGAATGACGCCGGATCCGGCCCCGGCTATAGCAGGCGTCACCCCAACGTTCGACGCGGTTCGTCCACCGCGGATTCCACTCGGCGACGACACCGCCGTCGACGCGGATGAACCCGGCGCGCATGATCAACCCAGGGCCGAGCGGAACGTGGACGCCGAACGTCGGTGACGTGTCGGTGTTCCACGGGGCGAGCGCGTCGTCAGGGGCGAACAGGTCGAGATCGACGACACTGGCGCGGTAGCGGCCGGCGTACTGGTCGGCGCCGCGCACGTTCTGCCAGCCGGCGACGTAGTCGGTGATGTCGTGCCATTCCACCGAGGCGCCGGCGGACGGGTCGGCGAGCTCGACCACGATCCGCCACACCCCGGCGTCGGCGGGGATCTCGGTCGGGCAGCCGTGAGCGGCGACCGGTTCGGTCAACACCAGCTCGTCGAGCGTGGTCACTGAATGGATCCCGTCATCCCGTTACGGCGTTGGTAGATGCGGGTGCCGTCGACGTAGGCGGCCGGGGTGCCGGCCGGATTGATGATGTTCACGATCTGGCGCGTGAGCGGCTGCAGCGCGTTACGCGTCCACGAGGTCGGTTCGGTGATCAGCACGTTGGGGGCGTTCTCGTCCCACGGTTCGGTGAGTTCGGCGGCGGTCATGTTGCGGGCCCCGGTCGCCCGCACGTCTTTGGGGGCGACCCCGGCCAACCCCCAGAAGAACTCTTGCCATTCGGCATCTTTGAGGCTGGCGAGGCCGTTGGTCATGTACGTGGCGGCGCGCAGCGCGGCCAGTTCGATCTGCTGCCAGTGGCCTTTGGCTTCGATATATTCGTCATTGAGTTGGCGGGCGTTGTCGACGTCGTCCTGGCCGATGAACTCGGATTCGTCGAGGTTTCTCGCTGACTCTTCGATGTTGCCGACGATCTCCTCGAGGGCGCCGACCTGTTTGACGCCCTGTTCGCCGAACAGTTGTCCCGACAGGCGCAGCTGGGCGAGTTTGTCGCCCTCTTCGTTGACGCCCTGCAACGCCTGGTAGAACACGTCGATCGCGTCCGTGCTGGCGTTGATGTTGACGCCGAGCTGTTCGGCGAGGTCGGGATGTTCGGCGAGCACCTGGTTGACCTGCAGCAGCACGTCGAGCAGGTCGTTGGTGTCGAGCCCGGCGCGCTGCCAGATCGCCACCAACCTGCCTGCTTCTTCGACGCTGGCGCCGGTCTGACGCGCGATCTGGGAGACCAGCAGCGCGGTCTGTGTGGCGTTGATGCCGCCGGCGAGGAGCGCCCCGCCGACCGCCGCCGCGCCACCGGCGGCGACACCGCCGGCACCGATCCCACCGCCCCCGGTGACACCGACATTCGCTTCAACGCTGGTGCCGTCGATCTGGCGCAGCTCGGACTGGATGTCGTCGAGCACCCGGCTGGCGTTGTCGTCGACCTTGACGCTCACGGTGCCGGTCTGGCCGTCCAACGACCGCAGCAACGACTGGGCGTCCTCAAGATCCTTCTCCAGCGTGCCGACCAGACGCGCTTGGACCGAGGCCTCGTCACCGTCCAGCCCGGCAAGTTTCTGGCGGGCGGTGTCGAGCTGCTGTTCCAGACGTTCGGTGTTGGCGCGGACGGTGATCCTGGCCTCGTCGGCTTCGAGGCCGTCGATCTTCTTTTCGAGCCGTTCGATCTTCGGTGAGGCTTCGTCGATCGCGGTGATCTCGACTTCGACCTTGTTGGTGCGGGTTGCCATCAGATCCTCACTCCCCGGTCGATCAGGTCGGCGACGACATCAGGCAGCCGGTCGTTGGCTTCTTCGACGAGGCGATCCCACCGCCGGTCACCTTTGGTCGGGTTGGTGATGTGGACGCGGGCGAACGCCACGTTCGAAATCCAGGAGATGGCGAGCGCCCGGCGGGGTGTCACGTCGTAGTCGCCGCGCCGGCCGTAGGACTTGATCGACCAGCAGGCGGCTGGGGTGCCGACGATCAGCACCGACGTCGACGTCCGGGTGCCTCGCCGGCGTTGCTGTTTCGATGAGAGCTGGACGTTGCGGCCGAACCAGCGCATCCGGCCCCCGACCTTCTTGGATCGTGGGATGAACCAGCGGACCAGTTCATCGATTGATTCGTCGGGGACGTTGCGGATCCCGGCCGCGATCTTGGCGGCCACCGCCGGGCCCCTATTCGGCGGCGGCGGCGGCGAGCGCGGCGGGAACCAGGGTCGGGGCGCCGCGCATCGGCCAGCGCAGCGTCGTGGCCTGCCACACCTGGCCGGCGTCGCCACCGTAGGGGCCGGCGATCACGTAGACCTCGCCGGTCATCGAGGGGGTGCCGGCGACGTCGGGTTCGAACTCGAAGTCGCACAGCTCGCCGTCGTTGGTGAGCAGGAACTCTGATAGCGACGGGGTCGCCCCCCAGTCCTGGATGAACGAGATCTCGACCCACCATGAGGATTGGCCGGGGACGTCGAACGGTGCCGCACAGTAGGTGCCCGGTGTGGTGGTCGTGTTGGGGGCCGGGACGAGCGCCATGTTGATGATCTGACACTGGTATTCGACGAGCGGCACGACGGTGGTGAGCGCCATCGAGATGGTGCCGGAGTTGTTGGGATTGATCACAGTTTGGGGCACGAGGGCACCACCTTTCAGCAGAGGTCGACGTCGGCGACGAACGTGACCGGGATGATTCGCGACAGGGCGGGCGGTTCACCGGTCCCCTCGCCGCCGGTCGAGGCGGCAGGGAATCGATCGCCGAACTGCACTTGGGATGGGAGCAGCGACCGCAGTACGACCGCTTCAAGATCATCGGAGAGTTGGGTTTGTTCGACCTGGCCGGTGCGCGGCACGAGGATCACTAGCTCGTAGCCCTTCACCAGTGAGCGGTTGCCGGCGCCGGGCTGGTCGGCGGCGCGCCCGGCGGCGACGCATGGCAGGGCGGTGATCGTCGTGCCCGGTGGCAGCACCGGAACCCTGGTGTGGCCGGCGGCATCCAATCCGGCGCGCACGAGGGCGATCAGGTCGGTGATGTTCACGCAATGCCAAAGCCACCGGCGGCCGGTGTCTCGAGCTCGTCGTCGGCTTCGGTGTAGCCGACGAGATGGTCGAAGTTGTGATGCCAGCGCCGGTACGGATCCTCGCCGGTGAACAGGTTCCCGAACGTGTCGTCGCCGATCGCGCCCATCGCCCCGGTCGGCGCGAACTCGTCGAGGAACATCCGCTCCGACAATCCGACGAGCCCGTTCACCGTCAACGCGTCGTCCGGCACATCCATGCCACGCGCCGTGAGCGCGGTGTAGATCCCGACATAGGCGATCGCCGAGTCGACGGCACGGGTCACCGCCCCATCGTCGACAGGGCGGTGGACGTTGTCGGCGACGATCGCCGCGATCACAGCGGGGTCGACGGCGGGCATCAGCTCGACTTGGCGGTCGACTTCTTGGCGGTCGTCTCGGTTTCGCCGGCGGCGGCCGGGGTGCCGGTGGCGTTGAGCTGCACGATCCCCATCGGTAGATGGATACCGAACGCGCCCAGCCCCCAGACGGCGATGTTCTGGCCGAGCTTCTCGACGTCTTCGGCGACGACGGTGAACGGGCCGTCTTCGTACCAGGAGGCGGCGGCCGAGTTCGACACGTAGAACTTGGTCGAGGCGAGGTAGGGGTCGTGGATGATCGGGATCCCCGAGACGTTGACGCGCAGCGTCGAGGCGTCGGCGGTGCCGCCGATGTTCTGTGTCCCGTACATCACCGGCCACAGTCCGCTGAGTCCGCCGAGCAGCGTGAAGATCGCGGTCGAGACGAGCGCGAACTCGGCGGGTTGCCCGGTCGCGGCTTCGACCTTGACCGATGCCGAGAAGAGCGCGGCGCGGACGTCGTCGGCGTCGGCGGTGGCGGTGTCGAGCACGACGCCTTGGCCGGCGACGATGGCGTCGGCGGCGGCGTTGTTGGTGACTGCCGAATAGGCGGCGAACATGATCCGCATGTACGTCTCGCGGTACGACGGCGACGAGCGGCGGATCAGTTGGTAGCTGAGGTCGGATCCGCCGGCGTATGTGACGAGGTCCTCGGAGCCCTTCTCGAGGTCGACACGCGCCGATGTGATCGCGGTTTTCTGGGTGGCCTGGACACCGACGAGGTCGGTGAGGGTGCCGTCGTAGAACGGCCAGTTGACTTCCATCCCGGACGATCCGGGCGAGTCGACACCGAAGGCGTTGATCGTCGGGCGGCCACGGTCGACGATCCCGAACACCGTCGACACCCAGGCCGGCGGGATGACGCCGGGGTTGTTGGTGGTGATCTGGTCGGTGAGTGCCCGGTGCAGCAGATCCCTGGTGGTCGGGTCGGTGTAGGCGGCGGTCATGAACTCGTCGAGCGAGCGGAAGCGGGCAAGCGGATGGCCGGTGTCGGATCCGGCGGCGGCGGCGATCAGGTCGCGGCGGATCACGTCGAGTTCACGGTTCAGCACCTCGACGGTGAGCGCGGTGTCGGGATTTGGCGGAGTTTCGACGTCGGGCGGATCGAGCGTCGCGGTGTCGGTGATGGGCATCTGGGTCTCTCTTTCTCGGATGGCGAGGATCGGGGCATCGTGGGCGGGACGGAACGCGAACGCGAGACCGTGCACGATCGACCGCATGCGGGTGACGGTGCCGTCGCGTTCGGTGCGGTGAGCGACCGGCTCGAGCTCCATCGAGACCGAACGCATGACGCCGGCGTCCACCAAGGCCATCAGGTCGTTGCCGGCGACGGTGCGGGCGACGGTGACGTCGACGGTGGGGCCGTCGTCGGTTTCGGCGAACGTGTCCGGCAGCGCCCGGCCGATCAGCGCGCCCTGGTGGCGGTCGGCGACGTGGACGTTGTCGGCGAGTTCGATCGAGCCTGGCGGATACTGCTCGCGGTAGGCGGGGCCGTCCGGGTCGTGGACCTGGCGTGGGTCGTTCCAGCGGCACAACCGGACGGTGACGGTGCGCGAGTCAGTGTCATGGTCGACGACTTCGAGTTCGCGCAGCAGCATCACATTCCCTCCACGTTCGGTGACACCGGGTCGGGCTGGGCGGCCGGTGCCGGTGGCAGCCCCTCGAGGGCACGCACTTCGGCGATCGAATGAATCCCGGCGCTGAGCGACTGGGCGTAGGTCGCGACCCGCGACGCGAAGTCCATCCGCAACAGGGCGCTGGTGTCGAACACCGCTTCCTGGCCGCGTGGCAGCAGATCCGTGAAGCTCGCTTCGATCCGGGACAGGTAGCCGGGCATCAAGGTGAGCGTCAGCCAGCGGCGCAGCTCGTCGACCGTCGTCGAGTACGTGAGCGAACTGTGGGCTTCGACGTTCAACAGCGACGGTGGGATGAGCATCACGCGGGCGGCGACGGCGTCGAGGTAGTTGACGGCGTCGAGCAGCATCGCATCCGCGGCCGACGTCGGCGAGAACGTCTCGAGTTCGATCCCGCCGGACAGGAACGCCGGGCGACGCTGCTCACGGGCGGCGGCCCATTGCGTCATGAACTCGCCGGCCTGTTCGGCGGTCTGGCGTTGCGGATGCTTCAACGCATACGGCGGCACCGCCCCCGCCTGGTCGTAGTAGGTGGATGCGAACGTGTAGACCCCGACCAGTTGGGCGAGGACGTCGTAGACCTCCTGCAGCGGTGAGGTGCCGGGCGGGCCCGGATCGGACAGGAACGGGATGTAACGCACCGTCGACAGCGGTGTTTCGACACCGTCGATCCAGACGTTGGTGACCTCGTCATTGGTCGATGACAGCTGCCAGGCGACACGCGGCCGGTCGATCACGCGGATCGCGAGCGGCCAGCCATCGGCGCCGGTGTTGTAGATCCGATACCAGCAGCAGCCATGCCGCGACAGCTGATTGACGATCTTCTCCATCGTCACCCGGTACGGCTCACGCGGGTCGGGGCGTTTCAGGACTGGCGGTGTGGGCCGGATCCGGGTGACACCGGCGGTGGCGACGATCGGCATCGTGGCGACGACGTCGGCGGTGAGCATCCGCCCGGCGACGACGGTCGGCAACCGGAACACGTCGAGCGTCGACAACCGGTCGGTGATGTACGCCGCGATCTGTGTTTCGAGTGGGGTGGAGGTCGGCCCTCCGCCGAACCAACGCGACCACCAACCCACGGCGTCGACAGTGACGTAACGATCGCCGCAAGGAAAGTGCCCGCACCAGTTACACCCCTACGGCGGTTTTCGCGGCTCCTGGGGCTATGCGACCCCGGCTGCGGCGGCGTACAGCGCCGGAATCGTGTAGCGGGCGAACGTGACGGCCTCCAGGGGGGCGACGTCAGCTTCGGCGTCGCGGCGTCCGAACAGCCAGGCGCCGTCGCCGATCATGCGGCGGCGGGCTCCGACGACCGCGGCGTCGAGCGCGGGGTGGGGGCGGTGGCGGATCTGGGCGGTGCGGACCGCTTCGACGAGCGCGGCGGCGGCCGCGGTGCAGTCGCGCAGCGGCAGTTCGGTGAGATGGACACCGGCGATCCGCAACGGACGCACGAGGACACCGGCGGGGCCGCCGGGATCGAGTGCGACCGTCGCGATCCGCCAGCGGTCGACGAGTTCGATGATGCGTGCCGTCGCCCAGCCGTGACCGGGGCGGTAGTCGACGAGCTCGACAACCGGGATCCCGTCCAGCTCGCCGGCGATCACGATCGCGGTCGTCGACTGATCCGGGCTGCAGGCGACGCCGGCGACGAGGTCACCATGACGCGGCCACGAGTCGATCCGCAACCGGCCCCACGCTTCGATGTCCAATGGGGCGGCACCGCCGCCGGTGCGGTCGGTGATGTTCAAATAGACGCGGCGGAACTGTTCGGGGTTGCGGGCGTGCTCATCGTGCAGCCAGTCGAGGGTGATCGTGTGCCCGGCCGCCGGATGCGACGCCAGCCACACCGCCGGGTCGTCGAGGTCGAGGCCGGGGGCGTCGGCGGACCATTCCAGAAAGCAGATCCCACGCCCGGTGTCGGCCTGGGCGGCGTCGCGGCCGGCGTCGAGCTGGTCGGCCCACCACGTCGAATCGATGTCGCCGGCGGCCGACAGGATCCAGGTTTGGGCGCCGGGGCGGGTTGCCATCAGCGGGCGGGCGGCGATCTCGAGTTCCGAACCGCGCGCCCGGCTATGGGCCCAGGCTTCGTCGAACATGATCAGATCGCCGGCCTGACCGTGGAGGGCGACCGGGGTGGGGGCGAACACGCGCACCGTGGAGGCGAGGCGGGGGATCAGGATCGCTTCGGATCCGTTGGAGAGACGCACGGGGACATAGGGGGACAGTGCGGACGCGGTGACGAGCGGTGTCCATTCGTCCTTGAGCACGAGCGCGGCGTCGGCGCGCGCCTGGGCGGTGTACCAGGCTCGGCGGCGGCGGCCGGTCAACGCACGCTGCAACAGCACCGACAGCGTCAGCAGTGTCTTGCCGGCACGGCGGGGGGCGGCGACGATCACCGTCGAGTAGGCGGGCAGACCGTCGACGAGCTCGCCGGCGACGTCGGCGACGTGACGCTGCCACGGCAACAGTTCGGCGCCGAGTGATCGGGCGATCACAGCGACCGCGGCGCCGGTCGAGGGGCGGTCAGTCCGTCTCGGCGTCGCGTAGCGAGGCGGACAGTTCATCGAGCATCCTGTCGAACGCGTCGCCGGTCGGGATCAGCGCCGGCCGCAGTTTTTCGAGCGCCTCGAGGTGGACACGGCTGACCGAGCCGACGACGTGTTCGCTGCGGTCGTCGTCGTGCTCGAGGCGGTCGAGTGAGGCGGCGGTGGTGCGGGCGGTCTTGATCACCGCTTCGCGCCACGGGTCGAATTGGTGCAGCTTGCGCAAGTATCCGGCGAGTTTGTCGACGGCCAGTTCGTTTCGGCCACGACGGCGGCGAATCGCCCCGAATCCGGGGAGCCTGTCAGCCATCGCTGTAACGGTAACGGAATCCCGAGGTCAGGGGGTTGCCGGGGAGAGAGGACGAAGGCCACATCCCCGTAAACGGCAGTCCTCAAAAAATCAGGACCGGCGCGCGACACCGAGACCGGGCAACGCGGGCTCGGCGTAGCGCACCTTGGTCCCGTCGACGTGGTGCACGACACGCCACGCCATCCGATAGTCACGCTGATACAGGGTGTTCGCCCGGATGCAGTCGGCACAGTGACAGCCACGCTGATAGCGCTGACGTGTGCCATGCTCGGGCATTGGCGTACTCATCATCCGATGAGACTATTTCCAAGTGCAACCATTTGCCGGTGACCGCACCGCAGTACCGGGGCCAACGATGGCGTGCACTACGCCTGACCGTTCTCGAACGTGACAGATGGATCTGTCAGCTGTGCCACGAACCGATCGACCCCTACGCCAGAGCGCAATCGTCAGGCGCCGGTGTCGTCGATCACATCACCCCGGTCTCAGCAGGCGGGGCCTGGCATGACCTAGCGAATCTGCGCGCCGCGCACGTGCGCTGCAATACCGCGAGAGCGAACACTGGACGCGGGGCACACCTCCCGTATCCGCTCCCGCGGCGATGGTGACTACGGCTCGTGAGGGCCTGGGCCTGGGATCAGTCGCCCGATCCCCGGCCAGATCCCATCCGCCGTTTTCGGGCCGTAGAACGTGCCGGTCTTGGCGTTGAGATAGACCGCCCCTTCGGCGCCGTCCTCACCAGTCGGAGGATGGTCACCGACGTAGAACGCGGGGGCCGGACGCGGAAGGGTCGTTTCGATCGGCCCCAGGTTGGTCTGCACCCACACCCGTCAGTGGATCGCGCGGTTTCACACTGCGCGCCTGGCGGCCGATGTCGAGACTCACCAGGCGATCACCGCGAGCGCGATCGCGCCGACCACCTGAGCGGCCGTTTGCAGCACCACCCAGATCGAGGCGCTAGTCATTCGTCCGGTGTCTCGGGCTCGGGCTCTTCGGGCTCGACCGGATCAGGCGTATCACTCATCGCGGGAACGCTACCCGGCCTCGCGATGGGTAATGCGGGACTCTTCACGGCGAGCTGTACGGATCGCATCGAGCATCCCGTCACGGTCAGCGCCATGTTCGCGTTGGCATTCAGCACAACGCCATTTCCCCTCTGGTGCTCGCTTGCCACAGTGCAGACAGACACGCGGCTGCCACGGTTCGGGCTCTTCGTTCACGGCCGGCCACGGGCACTCGCAGAGCGGCAGTTGCACCGTTCCCACGATCGCGACTCTTCCTCGAAATTCTTCCAACCGAACCCGCCACAGACGGTACAAGCGTTATCGGGCTCGCGCGCGTTGTTCAATTGAGTATCTATTGGGTTATGTCGCGAATCAGTTCGCGACCCCCTCGCGAACATGTTCGCGACCCCTCGCGAATCTTTCGCGACCTCTGACCTGCGGTTATGACGTTTGTCCTGGTGGGAGGTCGCGAATCTTTCGCGACCCCCCCGCGGCGACTCCGCGTTATCCACAGGCGGGCGCCAAATCCACCGATATACGCCCGGATCACCTGATCCGGGGTGCGGCAGCTTGACCACCTCCAGGACGCCGACCTCGCAGAAGTACCGGATCACCTTTCGGCATGTCTCGCGGTGCAGCTCGACCTTGCCCGCCAACGTCGAGAGGGCCGCGAAGAACAGGTTGTCGTGGAGATCGTTGACGATGTCGGCGATCGCCAGGCCGATCGTTCGCACTGTGGACGGGTGGACCTTGGGACAACCCTGGGTCGGGAAGTCCCGGCCCCAGCAGTGAGACATCGCCTCCACGCTCACCGCGAGATCTCCGCCATCAGCGCGTCGAGGAACGAGAGATCGTCGTACAACGCGTCGGCGGCGACCTTGCCAGCCTCGATCGCCGAGATCACCTCACCGACGGTCGCGGTCTCGGCGTGACGCAGACAGGTCGCGATGCGGATCAAATGTGAGCGGGCGTGGGTGAGTGCTTCGCGGGCCTGGGCGATGTTGCGGGCGTCGGTGGCGGCGCTCATGCGATTCCGTCCAGATCCGACAAGTCGTCTGTGAAGTATCGAAATGGGCTGCTCACCCTGATAGTGACCCGAGTCTCCTTACGAGCCCTGGCCTCGATAGCGGATGTAACGGCGTGCCCGTATTCCGACAACGAGCGGCGGATGCGGTTGATGTGTGATCGCGAGATCCAGCTGCGAAGCGCTAGGAATGGGCTGCCCTCGTCCAGATCAGCGCCATACGCGAGCACTGTTGTCAGAGCGCCTGCCTCGCCGGTCACGCGTTCGTAGTCATAGATCAAACCAGCGTGCCAGTAACGAGGGAGACCTAGACCCTTGCTGATTTGGGCGCCACGCAGACTCGCGACTCTGAGTTCGTGCTGATACTTTT